TATTATATATATATATATATATATTTATATAATTTTAATTAAACAAATATTTATATTGATAGGTAATGTTATATAGATTACCTATTATATTTGGAACAGTATCTTCTGCTCTAACATTGTTTTTAACTTTTATATTATTTATGAAAGAATATAAAACAATATCTTTTAAAAAATTAGAACATAATCATGAAGAAAGAACATACTTGGAATTAGTAATATTTTCAACAGTTCATTTATTCTTAATGTTTGGATATTTTTTATTAACATATTTATGGACAGGATTATTATTATGCTGTAGTGATCACGATAAACCATCGTTTAATTTTAGTGTTTGGCGTGTTGGATTTTTATTTACTGGTGTAGGTGTAAACTGTTATATCTTTTATAAATTATTAACAACTAAAATAATAATAAATCATGAAGCTACAGTTATTGGTTGGATATTAGTAATGAATATGTTACTAATTATATTTGTAACAAGTGTTAATAAATGTTGTAAAATATGTAAATCAGATAATAAAAAAATTAAAGAAAGTAAATACGAAGAATTGGAATAATTGTAATTATTTTTCATATACATTTAGTACTCTAGCAGATGGGTCAACATATTCTGTAACTTCGCCTTTTTGGTTCCATTTTGGTTGCCAATAATTTGGAATAATTTTATCTTTAGTTAATCCAAATTTATCTAAAAAGATTTTTCTGTAATATTTAGCTTCTATTGTCATTGCAGGATTTACAAAATCGTGTTCAATAGATTCTAGTTCATCATTATATTGTGTTTCAATATATCCTTGAAGTACATCAAACCAAGATTTTTTCTTTGAACTAATCCCATCAGAAAACGCTTCTTTTTGTCTCCATAGAACTTCATTTGGAAGCAAATCTAATCCTTCAAATGCTTGACGAAGCCACCATTTTTCAATACCCTTAAAATTAGGGTGTCTATATTTAGCAGGTATGTTCCAGTATGCTCTAATAAATTGTGGATCTAAATATGGTACTCTTGCTTCTAATCCAAAACGAGAAATACAACGGTCCGCTCTTCTTCCATCATACATATGAATATTTTTAACATATTCTTTTGATGAAGTGTCAATTGATTCAGATGTTGGTGCATAAAAGTTAAAAAGATAAGAAGAACATACTTCGTCGGGTCCTTCGCCTACCATACAAACACCACAATCCGTTTCAGTACCAAGATACTTCAGTACCATATATTGTCCTACAGAAGCACGAACAGTAGTAGTATCCCAAGTTTCTGTTGTGTAAATAACATCTTCAAGTGCTTGTAATCCTTCTTCTTCTGTAAAATATATTTCTGTATGATTACTTTTAATATGGTCTGCTACCATTTTAGCATATATCATATCTGTTGAACCTTTCATTCCACAACAAAATGTTCGAATAGGTTGATCAGAATATTTAGCAACAATTGCTGCAACAAGGGAACTATCTAAACCACCCGACAAAAGAACCGCAATAGGTCGATGAGCAATCATCCTTCTTTTTACAGAGTCTATTACTGCTGTTCGTACGTCTTTTAGGTATAATTTTGTTCGGTCTTCTGTTAGTTCTGACAAATTAGTCATATTATGATATATATCAGTATATTTATAATATTCTTCTTCATAACTAAATGGATTACAGTTAACCATTTTAATAGTACCAGGTGGAAACTCACAAATTTCTTTATGATAATTTATCATACCTTTTACTTCAGATGAATATAAATCTATATCAGAATCATTTTTTGACATATATAAAGGACGAACTCCTACGTGGTCACGTCCTACAAAATATTTAGAAAGTTTCATCATCTCGTCAAATTCGTACATAATAAAAGCATATTCACCTTTAATTTTATCGTTAAACATATCTAACCAATCACCAATAGTTGATTTATTTGTATGATGAATATAAAGTTTTGGGATAACTAAACAATCACTAGTATCAATATCAAAATTATAATCCTTACTAATTTGAGAGTAGTTATAAATTTCTCCGTTACAGATAAAAACTATTGTTCTATTACCATCTCTAATAACATAAGGTTGGTTACTTTTAAAACTAGTATCCATAATAGCTAGACGATGAAATCCAGCATAAACATTATCAAACGTTTCGAGATGAGAATTATCAGGACCTCGATGTTTAATATTCCAAAAATCATTTAGCAATGAAAAGATTTTTTCTTTATGTTCACTACTTTGGTTACTTTTATCAATTATACTCCAAATTCCGCACATTAAATATTATTAATAATTATTAATAATATTTAGTTAAATCAATTTTTTATTAAATATATATACAAAAGATGAATTATAAAAATAAATATTTGAAATATAAATATTTAGAACTAAAATGAGGAACTCATGATTTATATAAATTAACATATAAAAATGATATATATATATTTTGTCCCATTTTAAAGTTTCAAAGGTGTAAAAACGTAAAATGTAGATACTCATAATAGTAGTTATTAATTAAAAATATTTAACTTGCGAATATAATAAAATATTAGTTAATATAATGATAATAATATTTGTATTTATATTATTGATATTTATATTACAAAAAAAAATGGGAAATATGTTAAAAAATTCAAAAGTAGGATTTATTCACATCACAAAGACAGGTGGTACTAATATCAAAGACAAAAATCTAAATAAAGAATTATATTATGGTGGCTACCATAGTGAAACTGCTCAACATTACTTTAATAAAAACATACCTTGTTTTGCAATAATAAGGGATCCAATAGAAAGATACAAAAGTATATTTTATTATAATAAATATGGTAGTAATAAATATAGAAAATATAATAATATGAATGATATCAATACATTTATAGACAAACATTATAAAAATCAAGCATATGTAAACAAATTTGAAAATGGGATTCAATTTCGTAAACAGGTGAGTTGGTTGAATAATGACAATGCTTACATTATTTTATACAATAAGCAAAATTTGATTACAAATATTGAACATTTTTTACTAAATGAATTTTTAATAAAATTCAAATATGATTATTCGGGTAAAAACATTAATGTTACTAATACAAGTAAACATGTGCCATTGACAAAAAATAGTATTGATAAGATAAACAAACTTTATCGGGAAGATGTACAATTGTATAATAAGTTTATACAATATACAAAAAACAAAAATAAATGTTATTGTAAAATAAAAGAATTACGATAAGTTACTGTTTACAAAAATTAGATGGTTTAACTCATACAGAATTGAAAAATAACATATCAAAAATATTAGAAAAATCAAGAAGAATTATTTATACTCTATTGTAACCTTTACGTGTACCAACTCTAAAAAGACTATAAAGTAGAACAATGAAAAACCCACAGATTGTAAGTGCTCCGATAATTCCAAATATTTGTAGAACTGTTACATCTTGAATTTTTTCTTGTTTACACTCATAATTATAATAAGACGTACCATTACTGGTTGTAGTATTATAACAAGTATTAAACTTTGTATTTTCAATTGGTGAAAGTTTATCTAGTTGTTCATAACAACAAGAAGGAGTACCGTTCATCATTGTAGGATTAGGACAATAAATAAGAAAATTAGTTTCGTTATTATTCAAAAGTGACGAACAAGTATTATTTGTATATTTATCAATAGAAAATTTAATATATGTTGGCATATTCCATACAGCAGAAGAAAGGGTAATAAATTGAGCAAGTACTAGACACGAAAAAAGCATTAATATTATAAATTATTTAGCTAAAAATAATTTATAAATCAATTTTTTTCCTATACTCCATTTCGAAAAAATTATTTTTTTTTGTTCATATAATCTATGTTTTTATTTAATTGGTCTACTGTAATATAATTTGATATACCTTTCTTACCTCTATATCCTTTATGTTTACCAATTCGATTTTCTTTTATAAATACAGCATTATAAATATTATATTTACTATCATAAGCGTGTGGAATCATCGTAGTTGTTCTACAAGATTTTTTTATATATTTTGATAATTTTTTTTCAATAATCGCCGATTCATGGTATGTTTTTAATGATTTTTTCCTCAAATATCTATATATTTTTTTTATAGCTTTCCTCTTATTGAAAAGAAACCATGAATCAATCCATTTTTTTGTTTTTGAAATATGGATACCAATCATAGCAGCCTTTTTTTTTATAAAAGCATCATACCAGTTTCTTGTTTTGTAAAATGGACCAATACAACTATCATTCATAAGTATAAAATAATCATAATCATTAAAATTAATTTCTTTTAGATTATCTCTATGACCACCAAAATCAAATCCAACGTTATCGGTTTTTCTAATTTTTATATTATTATTTTTATTGTATTTATCTATATTAATCGATATTTTATGGTCTTTAACATTAATAATTATATACATATTATTTTTTAGTCCATGTTTCAAAAAGAATTCTAAATTTTTCTTGGTATTTTCCTTTTCAAAATAAACATAACTAATAAAAATATTAGGTGGTTTTACTATTGATGATTGTTCAGTAGTACTGTTATCTTTGATTATTATTTCCATTTATATTATAATATATAATTATTTATTTATTTCTAAAAATAGTCATATTTATAGTCACAAATAATAATTATATATTGTAATATAAATATTAAATGATATCATTTGATAAATGGTCAATAGCACATGCAGGTCTTGCTCCCGCCTTTTTATTATTTTATATAACTATTTGTGCTAAAAATTTTAAAGATTGTATCTATTTATTTTTTATTATTAATATTTTACATGATGTAGATGAAATATTAGAAAATTATACAGAATATAGTATAGAAGGTTTAACAAGTTTTATTAAAATTGGTAGATCGAAACTAGATAATAAAAAAGGAAACCCTGATATGTTAGGTGATATACTATCTTGTAAAATAGGAACTAGTATTATATTGTTATTTGTAAAATTTTTTGGAATATATGGATATTTTAACTATTTTAAAAATAATAATAATTTAGAAAGATGGCAATATGCCTTATATATACTTCCATTATTATTGCTTCATATATATTCAGTAACTATTATTTATAAAAATGTTAATATTATATTTAAAAATAAATCAAAATATATATTACCAAGTAGTTTTATTATTTTATGTATAGTTCATTTAATATTTGTAAATTTAACACAACAATATAATTTAAAAATACTTTCAAAATATATTTAAAAGTTAAATTATTATAATTTATAATGAGTTTATCTGAAAGTCTTTCTCAATTTCTATTTGATTTAGAAACAAGTGATCTATTAACATCATTAGGTCGTTCACCTAAAGAATTAAATCAAGAAATGTGCGAGCTCGGTATGAGCAGTGAATTAGTTAACCTTATGACTAATAATCGTCGTATTCTTAATAGTGTTTTACTAAGATTACGTTTATTAAGTGAAGCTAATAAACAAGAAGACAATGTACGTTCGTCACTAAGTAGACTAAATAATAATCTAGTAAAAAGTCTATTAGATCATTTATATTTACAACATAAGACCGTCAAAAATAGTGAATTATTACAAGAATCACCACAAGAATCACCACAAGAATCACCACAAGAATCAGCTTTAAATACAGATGATCAAGTTGATGAAAATTCAGACGAAGACGACGAAAATGTTTTACTAAATAATTTCTTTAATGAATGTGTACAACAAACTAAAGATGCTACAGATGTTCTTCGATTAAGTGATATTCAAACTACTTTAAATAACTGGTGGGTAAATGAAAGTAGTATAGATGTACCATCAAAACCTACTTTAAAAACATATTTAACTGAACGATTAGGTAAAGGAAAAAAAAGTACTTGGACAAATGTAGCATTAAATTAATTGCGATACCAACTAAAATAGGAGAAACTATCGTTTTAAGTTTAGCGTTCATTGTATATAAAATAAATAAACTATATATTTTTTAAGTATACATTTTGAATCTTATATCATCTTCTAATTCATCTTCTTTAGGTAAATTAGATTTTAAATATTCAATACTTTCTATAATATCATCTCTAATTAATATTTTTTTAGGACTATCAAAATTTAATGATTTTTTCATTAATCTTAAACTATAAAAATGTTTTGCTTTTTGAAATACTTTTTGCATATCCCCAGCAAAAAATTTAAAGTATTTTACACTATTTTCTATATCACAAAGTTTAATACAACCTTCTTCAAAGTCCCACCCATTATCTTTAATAAATTTAAGTAATATCAAGTATAATTCCTCTGCATTATAACCTTCGAGATTCATTCTGACAGTAAATCTTCTTTCCAATCCTTGATTAAAAGCTAAAAATGATTTTTCAATATCTTCTTTATAACCACCAACAATTAATAACCAAGGTTTTTTTGCTTCTGTCATATTTAAATTGATTGTATCAATACATTCTTTAGCAAAAGAATCTTTTTTATCTGGACATCCAAGTGAATAAACTTCATCGATAAATAATACACCACCTAATGCTCTATCAATTACATCTTGTGTCTTAATAGCAGTTTGACCTAAATACTTGGCAATTAAATCCGATCTTCGAGCAGTAATAAAATTATCATTTTCTAGAAAATCCAATGCTAGATAAATTTTTCCAATAATTTTTGCTAATGTTGTTTTTCCAACACCTGGAGGTCCAGTAATCATTACGTGATTTAATTCTTGTTTAGAATCTAAACCGTGTAAAAAATAAGATATAGTATTAAAAATATTTTCTTTAATTTTATCCATTCCAATTATATTATTTAACTCTTCTAAAACAGGAATTAAATTATATAATTTATTAAATTTTTCGTCTTTTACAAAATCAAATTTATATTTACAATTTTTTAATTGAATAATATCAGAAATAGAATTCATATTTTGAAAAATTTTAAGTAATTCGTTATTTTTATTTACTAATTCTGATTCATAATTTTCTATTACTTTAAATTCTTCTAATAATAAATCTATCTTAATTTTTTTTTTACTAGGTATATCTTTTCC